TGCAGCTACTTTAATAGGCTCTGAGATGGAGTCTACAAAACCTAGCGCCACTGCTTCTTCTGCTGTAAGCCAAGTCTCCTCATTCATCATTTCTATGATTTCATTATAAGGAATTCTTGTTTTTTTAACATATACTTCAGCAATTTCATTTGTAATTTTATCAAGAACATCAGCTTGTTTACGCATATCTTTAGCATCTCCTTGTGTTCCTCCCCACGCATTATGTATCATAATTAGTGAATTTTCACTCATAATAACCTCATCTGCTGCTAAAGCTATAACAGAAGCGATACTTGCCGCTATACCTTCAATATAAACTGTTGTTTTTGCTTTTCGTCTTTGTATAATAGAATAAATAGCCATCCCTTCAAACACTTCTCCTCCTAGACTATTTATATGAATATTTAACTCTTGGTTTTCATACTCTTTAATTTCATCAATAAAACTTTGAGCCGTTACCCCAAAAGTACCTATGTCGTTAAATAAATAAACATCTGAAACTTCAGATGTACTATTCTTAATTTTATACCATTCTTTTTGCATTATGCAAACTTACGAATAGATAAAAAAAGATTTGCGAAGTTTTAGGAAATAATTTTAATAGCTTATATTATATGTAGGCGCTAACTTAGTTCTATCTTTGTAAACAATAGTTTGTGCTTGCCTTTCAGTTATTTCATATTTGATAGAAATATCCATAAATGTATGGGTGCGATTACCTTCATTTTCTACTAATAATTTATCAAAATCGTGAATTATCATATAATTTCTTACTTTTTTAGGAGGTATAAGACCTCTTTCAAGTAAATGTAATATAGTGTCTTTGACTGTTGCATCATCAGGAATTCTTAAAGAAATCTCCTGTTCCATTACGTCTAGATATTCATATACTACATCTATTTTATTTTGTCTTTGTGCCATATTTTTTAAGCTCTACTTAATGCTCCTGTTCTAGTTTTAGGCTTTTCATTCCAATGTTCACATAGTTTATTGAAAAAATTAACTACAGTTTTTCTACAACTAGAACAACTTATATGTTGTTTAGATTGAGGAAATAAAAAGTTAAAAGTTTTAAATAAGAAAGGTAATGCTGTTTTATGACCTTCGTTATTGGTTGATATTTGTTTATTATTAATTTCTACACTATTTATTATTTCTTGTTTTAATTCATCAGAAATATTTGTAGTTACAGTATTCCAATTCATATCTTCTATAAATTTATTTTTTTCTAAAGTCCCGCTTGTTCCCATTTACCTATTGGACATTCGCCCATCCACTCTTTTTCAAGTTGTGCTTTAGCTTCTAAAAAGCAAGAACACTTTCCACATCTTGAACCTTTTGTTATTTTTGGTTTTCTTAACATTAAGAAGTTTCTGTAAAAATCGCAATTTTTACATATACTTATACGAGCTTCTTTTACCTTTTTATCAACAAACATATGTTTATATTTTTAATTATTAAAATTTAGCATTAGATTGAATAGCTTTTACTTTGTTCTGACTTGTTGTTATATCAGACTCTACTACTACTACTCTATTTCCTCCTGCCATTCCCATCTTATTGAAATTTGCAGCATCAAATCTTGCAGATGCAAAAGAAGAACTATTTAAAAGACCTCCATCAGCAAACTTAACACCTCCTCCCGCTTGATTCATAGCGGATAGCTGAGATTTAAACATTGATGTACTTCTTTTATTAATAACAGCTTCTCCACCTTCTAATTCTACTACTCTTCCTCCAACCGCAAACTTCTCTCCACCTTGTGCGTGAGATTTTCCTTGAACCATTCCTCCTGACGCAAACTCTTCTATCATACCACCTTTTGCAAATTGTTGAGATTCTATAATTGCTAACTGAGCAGTAGTAGCCGCTATAACCATTGGTATAGCGAAAGTCCCAGGAGGCCCTAGTGCTAAATATTTTGTAACGGCTAATGCTCCATTTATTATAGCCTGACCTCTCGCTATATTTCTTTCTCTCCTAGCTGCTTCTTGTTCAAGCTTTCTAGTTTCATTTTGCAATTCTATATCCATTCTCATTTTTGCTCCATCGTAATTTGCTTGAGATATTTCTTTATCTCTTAAAGACCTATCAAGTTCATTTATCTCGTTATCATACATTGATTGCAAAGCTTGTTCTCTACCTCGCATTTCTCTCGCTAAATTATTACTCATAATTGAAAGTGTCATATTAGCCACCTCTTGAGCTAAATCTATTTGAAATTGCGCAAGCTCTTGTTTTTCCGTATAATCAAGAGCATTTAGATTTTCTTGATTTTGATTTAGTTTTTCCCTTATCTTTTGAACTTTATCCCCGTAATCTTTTTCTAACTTTAACATTTCTTCCAAATGTATCTTTTCATTTTCTAACTGTAATCTTTTTACTTCATTATCAGTTAAATTTTCTCTCCTAGCTCTTTCTTGTATTTTAGTAGCTTCATTGTTACGAGATTGTTCAATAAGACTTGCTTCATTATCTAATTCTTTTCTAATCCTTCTTTCTTTGGCTTTTAAAAATTTAACGTGAGCTTGTGCTTTTTTCTGGTCGCTATCTGCTAACTGTTTAAATTCTTGTTCAGCAATTTCTTCTTTCTTTTTTAGAAATGCTATTTCCCTCATAACACCATCAGCTATATAATCTTCGTGTCCTTTTGTTCTTACATTAATTTCAAACTCTGCTAATTGTTGTGCAAAATTTGGAGCATCTCCTACAGGTGGGCCGTCACCTCCAGGCCCTGGCTTCTTCTTCTTCTTTCTAAGACTGTTTATAAATACATCAAAATCCCCTTGAGCTAATTCATATGCTTTTTTTAGTTTCTCTAAAGCTTCAGGTCTCCCTAACTCTTCTGCTCTCAGTTCTAACTGTCTATCAATCAAATCTGCAAGAATTTGAGTTTCACTAAAATCTTTAAAACCTTCCTTTAAAGTAAAAAGAGCGGTTGTTGAAACATTTCTTAACTGTTTCGCAATCCAAGCTGTTGGTTTACCTAAAGCCCCCTCAACAAGATTAACAAAATTTAAATCTTGCCACACCTCTGCGTCTGCTCTATTTTTTTTATCTTCAGCGTCTCTTTCCTCTCTAAATTTATTTATTGCTTGACCAAGAGTCATACTCATTTTTTGCTCTGCTTCCATTATATCTATCTCTATCTGAGCTAACTCTTGTTGCAATTCTGAACCTCTTTTTATATGCTCTCTGATGTCTTCTTCAGCAACCTCAAGAGATATTCTTTCTACATACATATCATTTAGCTTTTCCATCGCCTTTTCTAAAGCTTCTGTATTTTCTATATCATCTAATTGGTTGTCAAGATAATCTCCATATTTTCTATTTATCCTAGCTAAAAGAACTTCTCTTGTGTCTAAAGAGTTATTTACATCCATAGCTGCTGTAAATAGATTTTGCATCTCTTTTTGGTCTGCTTGTAATTTTTTCTCTAATCTTTTACCAGCACTCCCTTCAGTCGTTTTAGTCATCGCTGAGGTAAGTCTAGTTATTCCATCTATCAACCAATTTAAAGTAGGAGCTACTTTTTCTGATATAGCAATAGCTAAACCTTCTAAAGCTGACTTAAATCTTTTAATAGCTCCTTCAGTAGTGTTCTCCATTATACTTGCCATCTCCCTACCTGCTCCTGTAGCATTGTTTAATTTAAAGGTATATTTTTCAATAGTATCTACACTATCTATCATATTTTGCATAGCTATAACTTGTCTCACATCTACAAGAGATTGCATCTCTAATTGACCTATCTGCCCTTCTCTAAGTATTTTTAATGCTTTAATCATATCCTCCGTAGTGCTTACTGTAAATCCAATTCTTTTGGCTAAAGCTGAGGTAGGATTTGCCATTTTTAAGAATATATTTCTTAAGGATGTACCTGCAATAGAAGCCTCAATACCTGTATCGGCTAAAGCCCCCATAACTGCCGCAGTTCCCTCAATACTTACCCCCATACTAGCAGCAATAGCAGATACCTTAGTCATAGAAGTCTGCCACTTCTCTATATCTAATGCTGAGTTTGTAAAAGCTACCGCCATTACATCAACCACTCTTGTTGCTTCAGAAGCATCTAAGCCAAAACCTCTAATAGCAGAACCAGCTACCATTGCACTTCTAGCTAAATCACTTCCTGTAGCCATTGCTAAGTCAAGAGTAGCCGCCTGCACATTTAATATCTCTTCAGAACTAAAACCTAATTTAGAATAATTTACCTGTAGTTCAGCTACCTGTGTTGCTGTAAAGAAAGTAGTTCTACCAAGCTCTCTAGCTGTTTTTTCTAATTTCCTAAATTCTTTATCTGTAGCACCTGATATAGCTTTTACTTTAGCCATTGTAAATTCAAAAGCTGTAAAAGTTGTGATAGCTGCTTTAAATGCTCTACTTAAAAGTCTTGTAACTGTAACCACCGCAGTTATAACAGCCGCCATTTTCACAAATCTACCAGCAAGTCCTTTTGAAGCTTTATCAGCTTTTTTTTGGTCTCTATCTAATTTAGTTATTTCTAATCTATGTTGTTTTATTTTTTTAGTAGCCTTGTCAATAGCTCTTTCTTTATCTATCCATTCTTTTTCAGACTCCTCATTGACCTTTGTAATTTTATTTTGTTCCTTTTTAAGCTCTCTTAATTCTTTTTTTAATTTCAGAAGGTCATTAACTCCATTAATTTGAACGTCTATTATCTTTTTCTCTGCTCCTGCCATATTTTTATATTGTTGCTGTTATTGTAATTGTCTTATCTATTTCTGATTCTCCTAAAATACTATCTACTTGTAATCCTGTTGCTGCTGCTATCCTTTCAAAAACTCCCACTCTCTCAGCAGTTTCAAGCGCATTTCCAATAAAACCTTTAGGGCTAACTGTTCCTCTCTTTTTAATAGAATCTTGCACTCTTTGAGCTATAGTAATTGCAGCTTCATTATCATACGGAAGCATTTGTCCTCTTTTTTGTTTAGCTACAACCCAATTTCTTAATTTAGTTATACCTACGTGTGTTCCAGGAGAGCTACCTTCATCAACTGCTATAGCATATCCTGCCGTATTAGTAACACTTAAAAGTAACATCCCTCCACTTACATCAAAATCAACCTCAAAAGAATTAAGCAGCTTTCCGCTAGCAACGTGGTCTTGAGCTATTAATTCTTGCTGTAATATGCTCTTTAATTGTTCGCCTTCTGCAAATAATACTCTCGCTATTTCTTTAAATTCTGCCATCTTAAATTACTGTAGAGGTTGTATTTTTAAATTCTAGTCTTTCTGTTTTTCCGTCTTTTTGTATTACTCTATAGCAAGGTTGGTCTACAATGGTTTGATTATTTACATAAACTCCTAAATCGCTAACATCTTCTCTATCTTCTGACCTTAATAAATCCATATGATTACCATACTCGTCTCGCACCACTACAGGAAGGTAAATTGCACTCCCTTCTCCTCCGCCACTATAATTAAAATATACTTTTCCTTTAGATTGACGTATTGCCCCATCATTAGTTACATTTAAATTACCTTTTGCTATAGGGTTTGAATTTTTTTCCGCAGCATTAGCACTTCTAGGTATATTTTGTTGTCTTATTCCTCTTGCCATTTTAAGTATATTCAATTATAGTTGTTCCACTATATACAGGCCAAAAACCAACCTCTAACCATTGTATAAGTTCTACTCTAGTTGTTTCATTTTTAGCGGGACTATATTCACTAATTCTATTTATTCTCCACCACGACTCATCAAGATAAACAAGCCTTCTCATATCTAGATTTAATATATCTTTAATTTTTAAGTTAAGATATACTGTCCTGATACGTGGAGATTTTTTTAATTGTTCTATCATATTTTTATAATACACAGTATACAATCCTGTTGTAGTATTTTCAACTCCTGAAATTGCTGTTTGAGGAGCATCAAAAGTTTCATCTGTAAAAGATAAAGAAGGTCTGTGTGTAAGCGAATGGTCTTGTTCTTCCCAATCTACAAATGTAGCACGAGGATACCACGTCCAATTTGATGTTCCTCCATTAGTAACATTTTCTC